CATAGTAGACGGCAAAACACAGAAGCAAGCTGCTAAAGCCGCTGGTTTGAACGAATCTTATGCAAGTCAAATCCTAAACGAACCTAAAGTTAAGGCCACTTTGCAGGATCTTATGGAGCATATGGGGCTCAGCGATGGTCATTTACTCAAAGCGCATGCCGAAATGATCCAAGCTACCAAGGCCGTGTCAGTGATAGGCGGCAAAGGTGCAGAGTCTGGCAGCGTCGAGTTTGTAGATGTTCCTGATTGGCAGGCAAGAGGCAAGGGATTGGAAATGGCATACAAGCTCAAGGGTGCGTTTAGCGAAACCGTCAAGGTAGATGTAACCGACGATCTAGCTACAGCCATTAAACTGGCGCGTGAACGTCTTGGCAAGTAGAAGCAAGGCAGAACAAGAACTAATTGAGGCTATGGCCTCATTCTCAGGCGATCCGTATTCATGGGTCGTCTTTTCGTTTCCGTGGGGTACAGGCGATTTAAAAGGCCATGACGGGCCGGACGAATGGCAAACAGAAATATTGCAGGCTGTCAGAGATGGGCTGCTAACTATTGACGAAGCTATTCGCGTTGCAGTTGCTTCCGGTCACGGTATAGGCAAATCAGCGCTTGTCGCGTGGCTCGTTTTGTGGGCGTTGTCCACGTTTGAAGACACGATGGGCGTAGTGACAGCTAACACGGACACGCAATTAAAAACTAAAACTTGGGCGAACCTTGCAAAATGGTATCGCCTTTTTATTGCTAAGCACTGGTTTGCACTCACGGCTACAGCTATTTACTCTGTTGTACCGGAACACGAGAAAACATGGCGCGTCGATGCTATCCCTTGGTCAGTGAACAATACACAGGCATTTGCAGGGCTACACAATGAGGGTAAGCGGATCCTGATCGTTTTCGATGAAGCGTCCACCATTGTTGACGAAATATGGGACGTTACAAACGGGGCGTTAACTGACACGAACACACAAATAATATGGGCTGTGTTTGGTAATCCGACTTCAAACTCAGGCAGATTTAAGGAATGTGTCGTCGGTAAACTCAAACACCGCTGGAAACATTGGCAGATCGACAGCAGGCAAAGTAAAATAGCTAATAAGCAATTCCTGCAGGAACTCATAGACGATTACGGTATTGATTCAGACATTGTGAAAGTCCGTGTTAGGGGAATGTTCCCCAATATGAGCGTCAAGCAGTATTTCAGCGTGGCAGACGTTGACTTAGCGTATGGCCGGTCAATAAGGCCGGACCAATACAATTATGCAGCCAAGATAATCACATGTGATCCAGCATTTGAAGGGGACGATATGTTAGAAATCGGGCTGCGGCAGGGGCTCGCGTTCCAGGTGCTGCGGACAATCCCCAAAAATGACAATGATATATTCATTGCCACAATGCTGGCAAACTTGGAAGACGAACACAAAGCCGATGCTGTGTTTGTGGATGGTGGGTTTGGCACAGGTATCATATCATGTGGTCGGACATGGGGCAGAGATTGGCAGATCGTGTGGTTTTCTGGCGAATCGTCCGACGAGGGCTGTCTAAACAAACGGGCGGAAATGGCAATGTTGTGCAAGCAGTGGCTGAAAGATGGCGGATGCATCCCCGCTGACAACGAATTACGTGAAGACATTCTATGTCCTGAACTCGTACCACGTAGTGACGGCAAAATACAGTTGGAGAGCAAAAAGGATATTAAAAAGCGTCTAGGGCGTTCGCCAGGCAAGTTGGATGTTTTATTACTGTCATTCGCCTTTCCTGTCAGCAAGAAGATGGTTACAAGAGGCATGAGAAAAACAGATACAGCAGAAGCATGGAGTCCATTCGATTGAGCGCTTTTGACGAGGGACATACTGCGTATAACATGGGTTACTCTGATTTTTTCAACCCATATGACCAATTGGATGGCCAATATGACGAATGGCGTTTGGGGTGGTTACGAGCTAAGAATACGGAGCGCCGTAAAGAGAGTGGCCCTACAATAAAAAAAACAGTAAGCGATGATTGGTCTCCATTCGATTAAAAAATATGTTGACAAACCACTCGATTGAGTAAATAAATAACACTCAAGGGGTAAACTATGGATATTCGGCAACTCATGGAAGCAGATATCCCCCAAATTATCCACCTTGGAAGACTCATGCATGATGAGTCGCAATACTCCTACCTTCATTTTTCCCCAGATAAAGTAATAGCAAAATGTAATGACGCACTCGTAAATCCCCAAATCCAGTGTTGGGTGACGGTCAAAGACGAGACAGTAACAGGCATGATGGCCGGCCAAGTGTTTGAGTACGAATTCGGACAATCGTTGATTGCCAGTGATATCCTTGTTTTCGTCTCACCGGAGCATAGAGGCGGCACAGCGTTTTTACGTCTCGTCAAGGAATACATCGAATGGTCAAAATCACTGAGCGCTGAGATGATATTTCTTAACCAGACCACAGGCACAGCACAAGAGGCAGTTGCCAGATTATATCAACGAATCGGCTTTGAATCAGTCGGTGGCATATACAGAATGAGAGGAGAGTAAAATGTGCGGTGGCGGACCTCCCCCGGTACAACCATATAAGCCAGCTCCAAAGCTTGAAGATCCATCAGTGCAGGAAGCGCTTCGCAAAGAGAAAGAACTTGCCGGCAAGCGCCGCGGTCGTCAATCAACCATTCTAACACCAATGGCAACCGATCAGAACCAGCCCAAAACCCTATTAGGGGCTTAAAGGAGACAAAGAAATGAAACGATTTATTGCGTATGTTGTTCTCGGGTTTCTTGTATCAACCAGTTTGTGCTATGCCACGACAATCAGAGATAAAACCACTTTCACCGGCCCAACGACTATCAAGGGAACTATCCAGGGGGCTACGCCATTCGTCATGGAAGGTGCCACTGTTGACGGTTATCAAACATCCGTAGCGGTAACGGACCCAACTGCAGACAGAACGGTCACTATTCCTGATGCAACGGGCGAGGCCGCTATCAACTGTATCGCATCGCATGATTATGATGATTCAGTTGTTGACTGGTCTATGACAGTTGCGGAGGCTAAATGCTCTATGGCGGTTTTCACGAATGCCAGCGGGGCGGTAAATGCTATTCTGCCTGCGGCCTCAGCCGGTAAATTCCGTACAGTTTATAACAACTCCGGCCAGGCTGTGACATTGAAAGTCACCGGACAAACCGGGGCATCGGTTGCAACAGGCAAGTATGCTATATTCACCGACAATGGTATAGATGTTATAGAAATCTACGAACAGCCGTAATGGAACAAAACCAGACTCTCATAAAGCTGATTACGGGCCGTCAAACGAAGCTCGAACAGACCAAAATCAGCTTTAACGACCGGATGCAGGACGTTGCGGACTACGTTTGTCCACATCGTGACGATATTCTTGGCAATCGGCTGCCAGGAGAGAAGAAAGGTACAAAGATATTCGATGGAACTGCTGTAAGTGCCGCTGTTCTGGCTGCTGATGGTATCCACGGCTATCATGTATCCCCTGCTTTCCCTTGGTTCAAGTACACAATGAACCGAAAAGCGGCAAACAAAGTGCCGGAAGTCAAAGAGTGGCTGGAAGACACGGAATTTAACATCTACACGGCGCTGAATCGGTCTAATTTCTACTCAGAAATGTGGTCATATATCTACGACGGGTTCACTATTGGCACAGCTCCGATTTATGCCGAAGAGGATCTGACAGACGGTAGAATCATATTCGAGGCCGTCCACCCTGGCGAAGTGTACATAGCCGAAAACAAGTACGGCGAAATCGATATTCTGCACCGTAAGCGCAAGTTAGCCGCTCGAAAGCTTGTACAAATGTTTGGGGAGAAAGATTGCCCTCAGTATGTCTGTAATGCCTGCGAGTCCGATCCGTTCAAAGAATTCGAGGTAATCCACGCTGTTTACCCTCGAGACGATTACGACGACCGCAAGAAGGACGGCAAGAGTAAGAAGTTTGCATCAGTGTGGATGGTTACACAGAGCAATCACATTTGCCGCGAATCGGGAATGGATGCGTTCCCTTACAATGTGTGGCGATATCTCAGGACGGGTAAAGACCCGTTTGGTATCAGTCCTGCACATTTGGCAATGTCGGACATCAAAGGTCTAAACCTGATGAGTAAGACCTTGTTAGGTGCTGCTCAACTGTCTGTTGACCCCGCTTACAACGTCCCGGCGTATTTGGAAGGTAAAGTCCAACTCAAGCCACGCGGCCTGAACTATCAGAAAAACGGCGACAGCATAACTCCTATCCACACCGGCCAGGGGTTCCCGATTGGTATCGACCGTGAACAGGCCAAGCAGAGAAGCATTCGCGAAAGGTTTCATGTTGACACATTCCTGATGCTGGCTAACCTCGAAGGTAGGGGACAACGCACAGCTTACGAAGTTTCCCAGATGATGAGCGAGAAAGCCGCTGTGCTTGGTGCAGAGCTTGGGCCGCTCAACACTTGCCTGGATAACATCCTCGATCGTGTATTTGATATCGAAACTGCCGCGGGTAGAATTGCTCCACCTCCTGACGTGTTACAGGAAATGGCAGAACAAGACCCCAATTTACGGTTTGACCCTCAATATATGGGACCACTGGCACAAGCACAGCGAGAGAGGTTCCAGAAGGACGGACTAAGCAAGTTCTTTATCGACATTGGGCCGATAGTCCAGGCCGATCAGAACACGCTTGACCTCATTGATACTGATGCTGTTGTGTTGTTGATGGCGGAAAACAACTCTGTTCCGGTCGAAATACTGAGGCCAAAAGAAAAATACGATGCTATCCGCGAAGGCCGCATGAGAGCCCAAGAGCAAGCAACACAACGCGACGCGATTGAGCGAGTTGCCCCGGTTATGAAAAACATGGCAGAAACCGACGAAATATCAGGCGGAAAACTGTCGGAAATGATGGGAATGAATGCGTAGACTAGATTTGTTCCCAAATAACGATCTAATCAGCCTGTATCGGCAGGTATTCTCGTCTGGCGCTGGTATGCAGGTTCTGTCTCACATGCTGTATGATTTGGGCGTATTTGTCGAGATTACCGAGGGCGCGGAAGATGTCGCACTGAAAAACTACGGTACCAGATTGGTAAATATTCTGGCAGGTGGCGAACCATCGCAGGACAGTATTGAACAGTTTACTAAGCGTCTTATGAAACAACCGTTGCCGAAACCGGTAGAGGATTGAAATGGCCGTCAAGCAGAGCATGTATAAAGGGTCATCGAACGTAAGCGGGATCGTCAATGGAAACGTCACCGACGACTCGCCATTACAGACTAACGGTTTAACGAATACTGAACTACGAGCAACACCTGTGCCGGTATCCGGCCCCCTCACGAACACGGCATTACGAGCGGCACCGGTTGACGTATCAGGGCCGTTGACGGATACACAACTAAGGGCGACGGCAATACCGGTGACTGCCAGCGCCGGGACAAACCTGAACACATCGGCACTCGCCCTCGAAGCCGGGGGTAATCTAGCTGGTATCAAAGCTGTGACCGATCAACTTGATTTTGACCCGGTGACGACACATCCACTTGTCATCAACCATGACCACGGTGAAATACACGATGGAAACAATTATTTCTATACCGATCCGGTAACGCTCAACGCTGCTGCCGTACAGGATTATTTGATAACCACACCAAACACGGCGGTAAGAGCGCATTTTCTGTTTGACATTGTTTATCTGTTTGTGACTGAGATTCAACTGTATGAAGGGGCCGACCGAACAGGAACGACGCTTCAAACCACGCACAACAGTTACCGTCCATCATCGAACGTGGCGGCAACAACCGTTCACAAGGGGACATCAGGCGGGACCACTGACGGCACGTTGATATTCAACTATCAGGGTGGTCTTTCAACCGGAGCGGGGGCAACGCTTGTAACGCAAGGCGGTACGCTGAACGGTAGAAACGAGATAGTTTTAAAGGCCAACACAAAATACATCTTGAGGATAACGTCTTCAACTGCAGCGAACCTGATAAATACGCTTTTAAGCTGGTACGAAATTTAAAACAAAGGAGTAGCCCGTATGAAAACGCCGCCTATTGAGATTAAAGAAGAAAAAAAAGACGGTTTAGATGTATTGTCAGTCAAATATGGGAAGATAGTGTGTGAGATTGACAAGCAGCTAATTGCAGCATGCCCCCCCTGCTGGCAAGGTGATTTTATTATTGGTGAACTTTATCCATATATTGAGGCTTTTTACCCAAATATGAATGTTATGGAGCTTATACGGATAAAGGGTGTTGTAGAAGAGTACATGAGAGGTAGCTGTATATGAAACCCGAAACAATAGAAACCGTAATTCGCCACTTGAAAGGCATTGTTGCTGCTTTGGAGAAAGAAAAAGATCATTCTAAAGACGGATCGTTTACATTCAAATGCAACGGTACTATTCCACGGGATGAAGTATATATTTACCAAGGAAAAGAACTGAAAGGTAAAATAGTTAATATAGACGGAACTATTTATTTAACTAAGTAAGATCAGAACACAACCAAACAGGGCACGTTTCGACCTCCCCTGAAGACCATCACCGTAAAACCGGAATGTGTTTTCAGGGGTATTTTATTTTAAGCAAAGGAGATTTAAACGATGGGAGATCAAGCCAACCTCGAAAACGGGGGTAACAACGATCAATCAGCAGACGGCGGCGATAAAGCACCGGCATGGACAGCGCAGCTTGACAAAGACCTGCAAGGCAACGAGAGGCTGACCCAATTCAAGACGATTGGCGAAATGGGAAAGACTCTGCTTGAGTTGGAGGGCAAGAGCAAGAACGCATTATACATCCCGGGAGAGACGTCGACCGACGAGGAAAAAGCGGCATTTTATTCAAAACTGGGGAGGCCGGAATCACCGGATAAATACACATACACACGCCCCGCCGATTTGCCGCCAGAAATACCGTACACAGCCGAAGTCGAGACGGTGTACAAGCAACTGTTTCACAAGGTTGGTTTATCCGATGCCCAAGCAAAGGAGATAACCGAAACACATCTGAATCTTGCTAAACAGGGGCTGGAATTACAGCAAAAAACGGAACGTGAAGAAACCGAGAAGGCCATCAACACCCTGAAAGACGAATGGAAGGGTGATGCTTTCAAGGAAAACTCCGAACTGGCTGTAAGAGCATTCAGGGAATTAGGTGGCGGCGAAGAGGGCAAAAAGTTTATCGAAGAAACAAAGGTGAACGGAATACCACTCGGCAACCATCCTATATTCCTCAAGATATTCGCAAACATCGGAAAACAGATATCCGACGACAGAATCAACTCAGGTCGTGACGGAAACAACGGGGAACTGTCCGAAGAGGACAAGGCTAAAGCCAGGTTCCCGAACACTAAATTTAAATGAAGGGAGTAATATAAAATGGCACTTCAAACCAGCACATACAGTTTTGTCGAGCAGGCAAAACGCATTGATCCTTCTGGTAATCTCGCAAGGATTGCCGAAGTCCTTAACAGAAGCACCGGCAACATGCTCGGTGATGCCCCACACGTTGCATCTAACGACGTATGGACCAACAAAACCACCCGCAGAGCTTCACTGCCTACCGGTTCACGCCGTAAGTTGAATGCTCGTGTGGCCGCCTCCGTATCTCGTACTACTGAGATCATGGATGTGATTGAAACAATCGAGGATTACTGCGACGTGGACGCGGCTTTGGTTGATTCTATGCCGTCTCCTGGTATGTTCCGGTCGGGCGAAGTCGATGCGTTCATTGAAGGGCTTGGACAGACAATCGCATCCGATATCATCTATGCCGACTCGAATGCGGATCCTGATGCAATGCATGGCCTTGCCGCCCGTCTCAATACGCTGGATGGTCGCTTCTGTATTGGTCAATCTGGTACCGGTTCTGACGTGACTTCGGTATACATTGTTGATTGGGGCCTGGATAAAGCACACTTCATTTATCCAAAAAACATGTCACCAACCCTTGGCGTACAGCACACCGACAAAGGACAGGTTACCTCCGAAACCACATCCGGACTGATCGAAGTTTATCGTGACCACTTTGTTGTCCGCTGTGGTCTGGTAGTTCGTAACCCTCGTGCAATAGCCCGTCTTGCAAACGTCGAAACAGCAGGAACTTCCAACCTGTTTGACGAGGACAACCTGATTACCCTGCTCAACAATATGAGCAAAGGACCGGGACGCACTATCTACGTCAACGAAACGGTGTTGACCCAGATGCAAATTAAAGCCAAGGATAAGTCGAACATCTACTACACCCCTGGTGGAAATGCCCTGTCTGGCGAACCGCCTCTTTACTTCCAAGGTGTACCAATCCGTCAGGTTGACCGCGAGATCCTTCTCAATACTGAAACAGCTATTTCTTAATAGCAGAAAGGAGATAATCAAATGAGACGAGATTCACAACTTGTATTTACCACAGCCCAGGCTATTTCCGGCGCGGCTGCAGACGTAATCGTCCTGACCGATCAGATACTGATCCCCCAGATGAAAGACCACACCGGGACCGCTACAAATGACCGGCCAAACGTATCCGGTAAACTCTTTTGGAACTGCATTGTAGACGGCGCCGATCTTTTGGCCGCAGTCGATGGATGTGTTATCACATTCGACCTCTACGCAGATAGCGACTCCACCCCAACCACCGGGGGGACTGTTATTGATTCGTTTGCAGTCACCGAAAATACCCCATCCGAGCATAAGGACGGCACGTATCTGTTCAGCCGCGCACTTCCTAACGGCACATTCAGCCCTTACCTTGGGGTAACTGCAACCCTGACTGTCCAGGCGCTTTCAACCGGCAAGGTAACTTCTTGGATTGGACCGCCACTGCAGCAGGGCAAATAACCACATAGGGGCGGGGACGACTCGCCCCTTCTTTTAAGGAGCACGTATGCCAAAATTTATAGTCAACGAAAATTTCCAGTTCTACGGGATCATTCGCCGGGAAGGCGCAACGGTTGAAGTAACCGAAGAAATCCTGACTGTTGAACTCGAAAAGGGAACTAAGGAAATTACTGACAAAAAAGGTAATGTCACTATCAAGCACGTTTCCGGCCTGCTTAACCATTGTTCGCCTGCCGACAAAGACACAGCCGATTTGATCAACGCGGACATGAAACCACCGGCACCGGTCGAAGAAAGCCCAGAAGACAGAATAGCCGAAATCAAGGATGCCATGGACAAGATCGGTAAAGCCTATGATAACAGGTGGAGCCTTAAACGCTTTGAAAACGAACTCCAAAAAGCCAGAATCGAAACGGGTCTGTAATGTCTGCCTCAGTGGTTCAAATATGTAATATCGCGCTGCTTAAATTCGGGTCAACCACAATCACCGAACTTGGCCCCGAAACTAAAGAGTCGAGGGCGTGCCAAGTATTCTATCCGCTAATGCGTGATGAGTTGATTTATTCGCATCCATGGAACTTTGCCATGGCAAGGGCAGATATAAGCGCACAAGTAGCGCCTGTCCCGGCTTTTGGGTTTGATTATGCCTATACACTTCCAACTGATTGTTTGAGAGTCTGGGAGCTTATAGGTGATTCAGAATGGGCGGTTGAAAGCGGTCAACTCTTAACGAACCAAGATACCGAAATTTACATCCGATATATCCGAAGAGTGGAAGAATCAGGCCGATTCACTCCGTCATTCGTTTCGTGTTTCGGGACATATTTGGGGGCGGAACTCTCCGCCAAGCTTGCAGGCGATAAGAGCATGAGACAGGCGCTTTTACAAGAACTGCATGAAATCCAGCTACCTGCTGCTTACAGCCTGAACGCCATGGAAGGCAACCGACCGAAGCACAAGGACGAACAAAGCATGGACAACGGAAATTATTCATGGGCTAAGGAAGGTCGTTGATGGCACAAGACTTGATCCAGACAAATTTTACAGCGGGTGAATTTTCGCCACTACTTGACGGTCGCACAGACCTGTCCAAGTACGCAAACGCTGTGCATGTCATGGAAAATTTCATCAACGACCCTCGCGGCCCTGCCGTTTTCCGTCCTGGATTTAAATACATCACAAGTGTCAAGAATAGCGCCAAAAAAACCAGATTAGTACCATTTCAATTTTCAACTGAGCAAGCTTACATGCTTGAATTTGGCGATCAATACATAAGGTTTTACAAAGACAAAGCACAAATACAAGTAACTGGCGTTCCTTATGAAATAGCATCCCCGTATCTTGAGGCGGATATTGAAGATATCGACGTCAGATGCCAATCCGCCGATGTCCTTTACTTACTCCACCCGAGTTATCAACCACGCAAATTATCCCGTACAGGCCACACATCATGGGTACTGTCGGTTATCAACTTTAAACCTCCCGCAATCAGCGAACAAAGCTTTAAACCAGTAGCAACACTGACCCTCTCGGCGGTTACCGGAATAGGCATAACTGCGACGGCAAGCGCTGCAGTTTTCCTCTCTGGCGATGTGGGCAAAACCATCATATCAGGGGCGGGTGTCGGGTCTATCACCGCGTTCACGTCTTCAACCGTAGTTGAATTGGAGGTCATAGACGACTTCGCGTCAACATCCCCCATAGCATCCCAATCGTGGTCAATGAGAGGGACGCCAAACAAGAGAATCACACCCGACACCGATAAACCAACCGGCGCAATAGTTACCGTAGCAGCATCAGAAACGGTGAATGATTACGTTGATCTTTTGGGCGAAGATCAGAATTATTGGACGGTGTCATCAGTCGCAGGAACCTATTACCTGAAAGACAGCGCGCCAGGGTACACGAGCATCAAGCCTGCCGGGGTGTTGATTAGCGGTATCTGGATACCAGAAGGTGTAATGGGTTCGCTTGGTATTGAGCAATGGGCGTTTGGTGACAACGATACACTCGGGTTCGATACGATCTATATCCGTCTCTCCGATGGCACGGATCCAGACACAAAAAGCACCGTTGACACTCCCAATAACAGTTATGTCAGAAGGTCGCCAGTTCCTGCAAGCGCGGAGATATTCCGGTCGTCGGACGTGGGGAAATACATCAGAGTCCATGGCGGTCTGATCGAGATAACATCTATTGTCTCGGCGGGATCGGCTAAAGGTGTAATTCTTAAAGAACTAACCGCGATCACAGATACAAATAACTGGTCACTTGAATCCGCCGTGTGGTCTTCCACAAACGGATATCCATCATGTGCGACTCTATACGGCGAAAGGTTGGTTCTTGCAGGTTCCACAGCATACCCGGAAACCATGTGGGGATCGGTAGTCGGAGGTTACGAGAACTTCACGCCTGGGGTAGATGATTCTGATTCTTTTGAATTTACCCTTGGTGGGAACCAGGTCAAAAAGATATTTTGGTTGGAAGAAAAAGAAGCCTTGATTGCCGGAACTCCAAACGGGCCTTGCCGGATAGGGCCGGAAGACTCAAGCCAGCCGTTGACCCCGTTGAACGTGCAGGGCAAAAGGAGGGGTACAAAAGGCTGTGCAGACTTGGCGCCTATCACAATAAACGAATCCACGCTTTATATCCAGAAAGCGGGAGCCGACGTTAAGTCGGGAAAGAAAATAAGGGAATTTACCTACCAATGGGAACAGAACGGATACACTGCCCCCGACCTCCTTCTGCTTGCAGAACATGTATCCCAAGAGGGAATAAGCGGTATCACATTCCAGGAAGAACCAAACTCAACAATTTGGGGATGGACTACTGACGGGAAGATGGTATCTTGCACATATCTCAGGGAACAAGACGTTACCGGCTGGCACCGTCATCCAACAACCGGGACGGTCACAAGCATGGCGTGTATCCCTGGTGTTGATAACGACGAGGTATGGCGGGTTGTGACAAGGACTATTAACGGGCAGACTGTGCAATATATCGAAGTTTTAGCCGAACCGTTTACAGACACGGAAGAAGAATATAGAACCAACAAAGGGCTAAACGCTTTCTTCGTGGACTCAGGAATAACGTACAGCGGGGCAGCAACTACGACTATCACAGGACTGTCTCACCTGGAAGGCGAAGAAGTGGTTATCCTCGCAGATGGGTCTTATGTATCCCGCAAGACTGTAACCGGGGGTCAAATCACTTTAAACACCGCTGCGTCAGTAGTTCACGCAGGGCTGGAATACACCGGAACCCTGCAAACAATGAGACTTGACCCGCAACAGGCCAACGGAACGTCACAAGGCAAGGTTAAAAAGATTCACGATCTTACTGTTAGGGTTTACCGTTCAGGGGCTTTCAAGTGTGGGCGTGACGCTAATAACCTTGATTCGATGTTTGACAGAGAACGCACATTGATTATGGGCGGCGCTTATCCGTTGTTTACAGGTGATATCCCTGTCGGATTTGATGGGAAGTGGGAAAGGGACGGGCGTTTGATGATTGTTCAAGACAAACCCATGCCTCTTACAGTGGTGGCTCTCATGGCGGAGGTGACAACCAATGGATGAAATAGATATCCTTACATCACCGGTCCAAAATATTAGAAACAAAGTAGCTTTGATGGAATCCGAAATGAAAAATATGCCACAAGTGGTCATGACTCCAATTCACCATTTTGCTGATGGTCTATACGGAAGAGAGATCCTAATACCTGCAGGAACGTTGGTTATCGGAAAAGTCCACAAACGAGAACATCTTAATTTTCTGATGCAAGGCGATATTACAGTATGGACGGAAACCGGAATGAAACGGGTCCAGGCACCGTTAATCCTCAAATCGTACCCAGGTATAAAACGGGTGGGGTTGACGCACTCCGACACTATATGGGTTACTGTCCATGCCACTGACGCACGCGAAGGATGCGACCTTGAAGAACTTGAAAACGATCTTACCGTACCGACCATGGCTGATTACGATTTATACATTGACGAACAAATCAAAATGATTTTGGAGGTAACTCCATGAGCATGGTTTACGTTGCCGTTGCTGTTGCTGTTGTGTCCGCAGGTGTATCCGCGTATAGCCAATATTCTGCTGGCGAGAATGCCGCCGAAGAAGCGGATTACAACGCCAAGGTAGCAGAGCAAAATGCCCTTGCGGAGAAAGATAAAGCCTCCTACGACGAAAACATACACCGGGACAACGTACGTAAGCTGTTAAGCACTCAACGCGCCTTATACGGCAAATCTGGGGTTGATATGACCGGAAGTCCATTATTGGTGATGGAAGACACCGCAGCCAAAAGCGAGATTGACGCCCTGGCAATTCGGCACGGTGGAGATATCGCAGCAGCACAGCAGAGAAGCGCGGCGACTCTTTCCAAAATGAGAGGCAAAAACGCGCAAACAGCCGGTTA